AGAGTTTGGCAAACGCTCACCCTCCACAATCACCACTAGTAAAAACGCTAAAATCACGACATTAGCCGTTGCAGTAAAAAGTAAATTGTTATCGGCACGATAAAAATACAGATCAAAACCACCAAGCCGATTGTCTTTAGCTCTTTGATTAGCTTTTTTCTTGCTGCCGTTGCACGTTTGATCTCTTCCGCTCTAGCTTTTCTCGATTCCGCCATTGCCGCCTGTGCGTTGTCCCAAAGTTGCATATTTCCAGAAACCAGGAATATGTCTTTGATTTCGCTAAGACAGTCGTTCACTTGCTTTTGGCATAGCTGATGTTTTATCGCATCAGCAGCGGTTAGCGTTTTTGTGTTTTTAATTCTGCCAAGATCGTACTGAGCCTGGCCCAAAGTACCAAGGAATTCAGAGATTGAACTAACGTCTTGCGTGACGGCGGCCACCTTTGACAAAGCTGTCGTTGCAGCGTTTACGCCGGATATGACTGCCGCGAGTTCAAGAACCATTTCACAGCTTCAGGAGTTGTGGGATAACGATGGAAGCCACTAGTAAAATCAAAACAGACCAAAGTTTTGCGTCGATAGAATCAAACCTTTTTGATCCTTCCTTTAAACGCTCTTCGATCCGCTGATAGCGCAGCGCACATTCTCGTTCGTGCGTGTTTATTTCTTGCAATGCTTTATCTGCGTTATCCATGATTTCCAGATATCCCACTAATCCTTAGCTTTGTGAAAATTGAAGGCGCATAGATCCAAAACCTTTTGGGCCTTTCCGATCCAGTTATCATCGACTCGCGTTTCTGTCTGACTCGCGACTATTGAAGCTAGTGTTACCAGGCTAGTAAAAGCTGTAAGTATAGTTTGCAAATCCATTAGCTTGCCTCCGCTTCTTCTTTAGGCTCTACCGCCTCAACAATTGCACTTTCGTATGCTTGCAAAACTAATGTCGTTTCGTTGAATTCTTGAGTTAATAAAGCAGCGCGTTCTTTTAGCGCGATCACTCTTTGGATGTCTTGCTGAGTTTTGATCGGCAAACTTTCAATTGGGTATTCAGTGTCGTTGATGTTAATTGTTGGTGTATCGCTCATTTTTATTTTTCCTATGCTGCCCAGGGTGTGCCTGATCCGTTGGTTGGAGTAATCTGTAGGTCTATATTAGCTTTGAGGCCCGTCTCTAATGCAGTCACTTGCTCCTCACCCATTGCCGCCTTTACCCAAGCAATGCAATTGGCCTCAGTGACATCTAAGTAATCAGTAAAATTATCAGGATCGAAAGTCACGGATTGCGTCCCGTAGACTGAGGCGTTGTAGGTATCGTCGCCTACGGTTTGCTCTGCGTTCACTCTCCAGTGGATGACGCTAATTACGTTTGTCAGTCCATCTTCTGAAAGCACGAAGTCAGTTTGTGCGATTGTCCATGTTGCGGTCATTGTGTGTTCTCCAGTTTGCGTTCTATATATTGTTCGTCAAGAAAGCTGTACTCAAAAAGTGAATGTGCGTCTTGCAGCCTAGTAACTTCGCTTGCGTCATCACAAACAATTACCTCTATATTTTCCCAGTTATTCAAAACTGCATATTGAAAACGGCACCCTCCAAACTGTAGCTTATAGGCGCTGTTTACAACTATCGGGTTGATCATCCCATGCTCTGCAATGTGTTTATGAATCAAAATTTGCCTTTCAAATATCGCCCATTGCTCTGGTTTGCTGCCCGTTTTAACTTCACTCAGTTTCAAGCGCATTAATTCTCGCCCGTAGTGATTGTATTTCTTTGAGCATCATTGGGACTAGCTTTGAGTAGTCAACGCCCATCATTTCTTCAGAGTCAGCATCTCCACTAACCGCCTCTGGTGCAACAGTTTGTAGCTCTTGTGCAACCATGCCGTAGTCTTGATGTGAACCATCAGCTTTCCAGTCGTACTTTCGCACTTGTATAGCGTCTATCTTGCTACCTGCGTCATCAGCGTCTGCAATGTTTTCCTTTAGGCGGTAGTCTGATGAGGTGTTGTAAGCTGTTGCTGAGCCGTTAGTAAAAATTGTGCCAGCGGCTCCGTTTGCATTCCTAAAAACTATATGGCCTTCATTTCCTGTACCTGTTCTTACTGAAGTTTGAGTGTAAGACGTAGAGCTTGTTACAGTAAACTTTTCACCGAAATATCCAGTAGTTCCGTTTATACGCAAAGCACCACCGGCATCGAGGGTCATGGACTGAGAAAAGCTAATAGCGTTACCGGCAGTACCTGATGGGGCGGTAAACCATTTGTGAATACCTTCGTTCTGTGTATACTTAGACGCCCAATAAGAGGTTACATATCTGTCGCTTGCCTCATTAGCATTATAAGCATTCGACCCAAGTATTGTGGCTGGCGTGTTTCTAGTTGTCCAAAGAGCCAGTCCCAGCACCGACTGAAGTGCGGCATAGTTTGCGCCCCAAGCACTAGGAGTTACACCAATACCCACGTTGCCATCGTCTGTAATGGTCATGGCTGTTGAAAGAGCAGTTCCATTATTTGTTTGAAAATATATTACAGATGCTGGGCCACTTAACTCTGCCCGTCCAACTTGAATGTTTGCCGTGACATCTTGGGAACCGCTATACGTCAAAAAATTCAATGTGGCATTGCCAGTGTTATCAATAAGAGCATTACCCACCGTGGCTGCGCCAGTAACCGCTAGAGAGCTAAGAGTGCCAACACTTGTAATGTTGGTTTGCGCGGCAGTGAGTACTGAGCCGGTTAAATTGCCAGTTACGTTTCCGGTTATGGCGCCGCTTGCTGCGATAGTAGTAAACGAACCAGTAGAAGCAGTTGTAGCCCCTACGCTCATTCCATTTATAGTGCCGCCGGTAAGCGTTGCGCCTGATGAAGCCAGAGTATTTAAGGTTGCAGTACTAGAAGCTGCAAGGGTGGTGAATGACCCTGCATAAGTTGCGATGTTCGACCCGTCAGCCCTAGCTAAAGCAAAGCCGCCAGCAGTTGCTCCATTGTGAACGTGTAAGGTGTCAGTTGAAGTATTAACCGCTAGTTCACCCTCCGCCCCAGTGAAGGCGTTCATCTGGGCAGTTGTACCGCGTCTGATTTGTAGTTGAGTAGCCATTGCTTATGCCTCTGGTGCTGTAGGGAAAACAACGTCTTCTAAAGACGCTGCTTCCGAATAGGTTGTGGTTAAATCGCGAAGTGCTTGCCGGTAAGTGGCCCACTCCTCTTTCTTTTGCTCAGTGAATGGCGCATCAGCCATTTGCGTGAAATCGCTATTACTTAACCGCCAATCTCTTGTCGTTCTGACCGCAAACAAAAGTTCTTCATTCATCGTTTTGTTTCCATCGCCAATAGATATGTGTCTATGTAGTTTTGTTGTTGGTCGTTCATTGCAGCCTCAATCGTGTAGGTGACGCTGCCAGTTGGGCCGCTCTCATCAAGATACCCAATAGGGAAACTGATGCCTTCTGGGTAAGGTCTGACTGCCGCCGGTTGGCTAGTTAACAGCGTGGTTGAGCCGCGCTTTATTCGGTAATAGCAAAGGCATTGATCGTCATAGCTTCTAGCTTGGAAGCGCCCGAAAAGTTGTATAGGCCCACCCGTGGCAGAAGTTAAAGTTACACTGGCAATCTGCCGGAATATCCAATAGCTAGAGTTGCCTGTAGAGTTTTGGATGCCGTTTGTTGAATCAGCTTCTGCGTTGGTGACAGAGTTTGCTGCAAGCTGAGTCGTGTTAACACCCGCAGTCTTGATAATTAACTGCCCAGATCCATCGGTGTCTAGCGTCACGTCATCAATGTTGATTCTGCTAGCGTTAATCGTGCCTGTCGTTATCACGCCGCCCGAAATACTCGTTACGTTGGTGTTAACTTGACCACCGTTTATATAGCCAGAGTTATTGGTCAGCGTAGAAATATTTGAGCCTGAGACAACGATTCCACCCGCAGAGATGATTCCGTTAACATCAAGCCTAGCAACAGGAACGGTGCCGCTGGTTACGTTTGATCCACTTAGATTTGTGACGGTGACTAAAGCGGCGTTGATGCTTCCGGCTGTGACTGTTCCAAGGTTTGCGGAAATTGCCCCCAAATTGTTGACGTTTAAACGGTCAGCTTCAATGCTAGACGCCGCAATTTTACCGGCAGTGATAGCATTCGATTCAATATTGTCTGAACTTATGTATTCAAAATCACCAATTGCAGCCACCACCGCCGATGTAGTGATTGAGGCTGCTTGAATGGCACCAATGACCGCGGTGTCCGCAAACACGTTGTTCACGTCTAGGTTGCCCACTCGCAACTTACCAAAGATTTGTGTGGCAACGTCTAGTTGATCACCAAGGTCTGAGGCGAAAATGTCTTTGGTCCACGCTGTGCCAGTGTATCGGTATTGCTTATTGTCAGTTGTCAGCAGCGCCAATCGGCCTTGGAAGTTGCCAGTTGTGGGTAAGCTACTTACGATCTCAACCGGCCTTAAAGTGGAATCAAAAACACTCGCTGGTAAAGTTCCGGTGAAGTCCGATGTGGGCAGCGCAGCGGTAAACTCAGGAACGCTGGCGTCATACCTATATAATTTAGCCTCTGTCGTTAAGAACAAGGTGGCAGGTCCGGTGTACCCAGTAGGTGACGGCAAACTAGAAACTGCCGAGATAGGTTGAACACCTGTAGCAAATGACGCGGCTGTGACTGCTCCGGGCGCAACGCTTGACGCTGTGAAAAGGTCTGTGGTCCACGCTGTCCCATTCCAGACGTAAAGTGTGTTTGTGGTCGTAAGAAACTTAATCTGCCCGATGTGATCGCCAGTAACACCAACTAGAGTGCTGACAGGCTCAATGCCAAAAGCATCTCCCGCTGCGAACAAATCAAGAACACTCTGGGCGAAGTCATCAGGCACAATCAAGCCCGTGGTCGCGGCGAACCCAGCCGTAAAGCCGGAAAGGTTGCCAGACCTGTCGGCAGTTCTCAGCCAGTAGTAACGGGTTATGTCATTAGCCAGACCAGCAATTGTGTGATTGTCAGATGGCGTCTTAATGATCAGTGATGAAGTGTTTATGTTGTTGGTCGCGCTCTCGAATATCTCAACAAATGCAAAGTCAGAGTCGCTAGGGTTTTCCCAGTTCAATGTTATTTGCTGAATGCCGCCGGTTGCGGTCACAGAACCGGGAATACCGGGAGGGGTGTTGTCACCCTGCAAAACCAGAGTATTAGTAATGGTGCCTGACGTCCTGCCTGTCAGCGTGACCGCTTTAACTCGGAACGTGTATTCTTGAAGTTCTACCAACCCAGCAATGGTTGTGTTTGTCCCGTAAACAGCAATGTTGCTATAGACAGCATCACCACCGACAACGGCTTCATTGACGCCGCCGTAGTTCAATTCGACAGTTGTAGAACCTGCAACAGACCCGTAATCAATTGTCGAAGTGTAACCATCTGCAACGTCACCATAATCTATCTCGCCTACCGAGGTGCGCTTCCACTCTAATTCATAGAAGGAAACGTAGGTATTCGGGTTTGGCGCTGTCCATCTAACCAAAACGGCTGGCAACACAGACCCGTCATTACCCAAAGCAGTTGTTTCTGTGAGTGTGAGAGCAGTCGGCGCTGCTTGCGCTGGGGTATCGTCTACAATGTCTGAATAATCAGGGTTGTTTGGACCCACGGTTGCTGAAATTGTAGATGTGTCATTATCTGGATTTCTATCGCTTTCAACAAAACTGCCAGTGCCAGTGCCGTAGGCAACCGCCCTCACCCAATAATATCTTTCATCACCTACCGCAATTGAGTCGGCAGCGTTTGACGCATCATGGAAGAACTGAGTTCCCATTGTGCGACCGATTTCCACCTTGTTGACCCACGCAGAATCAGGCGAAGCGTAGACAACTATTTCTTTAAATTTGGAAGTGTTGCGTGGATTATTCCAAGTCAACTGAATATTCTTGAGGCCGGCTGTTGC